CAGGCAAAGGGATAGAAGCAGGCGGAGGGATTAAAGCAGGCGAATGGATTAAAGCAGGCGGAGAGATTAAAGCAGGCAAAGGGATCGAAGCAGGCGGAGGGATTAAAGCAGGCGGAGGGATTAAAGCAGGCGGAGGGATCGAAGCAGGCGGAGGGATTAAAGCAGGCGGAGGGATCAAAGCAGGCGGAGGGATCAAAGCAGGCGAATGGATTAAAGCAGGCGAATGGATTAAAGCAGGCGGAGGGATTAAAGCAGGCGGAAGGATCGAAGCAGTATTTATCATCTCCTTTGGTCATAAAGGATCAACTTTAATTTTTATATCTGGTCTTAAATATAACATTTGTCGCTGGGGATCAATGCTTAAAATAGGCTGTCAAAAGCATCTGATAGATGATTGGAAAAACTTTGACGATGAAAAAATCAAACGCATGGATATCGGAGCACTGGAATGGTGGAATCAGCATAAAGGATGGATTCTGAATCTTCTTCCTGACGAAAAAGAAATTAAGGATAAAAAATGAAAGTAGAAGCAACCGACGAGATGATCGAAAATATCATCCATGATTTAGATGTGTATGCGAGAGAGTATGATGTAAATAATTATGCTTTGCCTGTATTCAATGAGCATTTAAAAGAAATGGTAGAAATCGTAAAAAATAGACTGCAAGGGGGCGAGTGATGGATACTTTTGATAAATATCATGCAGATATAATCGCTGCTAAAACACTCGAAGAAATAAGCGCGGCTAAAGATGAATATATCAAGGCATTGCAAAATGAGATTAATGAGCTTAGGGGCAAGACGTTTCTTGCCAATTCATTCGTTGAACTTTATATTGCACGCGGATATTATGAATCAAAAAAAGGAGAATATAATGAACTTGTTGAAAAAGCCTAGTAATCGTCAAGCATTTGCAAAGATAGGACTATATGGCGATGCTGGTAGCGGGAAAACTACTACGGCATCTAAAATTGCTATCGGGCTATCAAATTACTCAGGAAAGCGTGTTGCGTTCTTTGATACAGAGGGTGGGTCTGATTATCTTATCAAAACTTTCGACGATGCGGGAGTTGAGCTTTTTGTTTCTGACATTAGCCGTGACTTTAAATATCTTATGGCATTTATGAAAGAATGCGCACAGGAGAAAATTGATGTCGTGATTGTTGATTCTATTACGCATATTTGGAAACAACTCCAAAGCGATTATCTTGATGAGCTTAATGAGCGTAATAAGAAGAATAACCGACGCGCTAGATATGCTCTTGAATTTCAAGACTGGAGATTCATTAAAGATACATGGCAGACATTCACTGATATGTACCTTACAAGTCCAATGCACGTTATTATTTGCGGTCGTATGGCTCAGATTTACGATTATCAAGAAAACTCATCCGGGAAAAAAGAACTTGTAACCAACGGAACAAAAATGAGTACCGAAAAAGAGTTAGGATATGAGCCATCTTTGCTTATCGAGATGATGAAAGAATTTGATAGTGGAAGTAACCGACTAATTAATAAGGCTATCGTAGAAAAAGATCGTGCTGATAAGCTTAATGGTCAAATTTTCTATATGCCTACATTTGAGACATTTAAGCCTCACTTTGATTTTTTGAATATCGGAGGAAAACATTTAGATATTAGACCTAAAGAAGGCAACACTTTCGGAGGTGAAATCGGTGACGATACTTTCGGGCAAGAGAAGCGGTCACGTGAAATCCTATGTGAGGAAATTCAAGGGCTTATGCTTAAATATTATCCGTCACAATCTGCTGATGATAAAAAAGCAAAAATGGAACTTGTAGAGAAGTTTTTCAATACGCGGTCATGGACAAAAGTGGAAAGCATGAAGTCATCTGAACTCAAAGAAAAATTTGAGCTTATGAAAGATTACTTTGAGACTGGACAGAATGAAAATAACACTCCATAAAATTCACGGCTCTTTAGTACCATACAGTGTAGAAGATGCCGAAGCGTTACAAAAGCTATCAGATGATGTTTATACGGTTGATATTAAGAATTTGGATACTCGCAGTGCGGCTCAAAATCGGTCAATACATTTATGGGCTGAAAAGATAGCGCACGAATTGAACCGTAACGGGCTTTATATGACCGGAATATTTCAAAATGAAATTATTTGGAATATGTCTTTGGTGAAAGAACAAATCATCAAAAGCCTCATCAAAACGCTCTTTAATATCGATAGCACGACAAAGCTAAAACGCAAGGAAGTAGATCAACTTATCGATTACATAACGGCTATTTTTGCGCGCAAAGGCGTAACGATACCACCATTCCCAAGTCGGGAATTATTTGATGAAATAAAGGATAAAAAATGCTAGCAAAAGTATCTGGAGTATTCCGATTAACACGAGATTCTGAGCTTCGTTATGCTAGTAACGGGACTGCTGTCTTAAAAATTGGTTTGGCTTGTTCTGAAAAATATGGTGATAAAGAATCTCAACTATTTATCGATGCTACTGTATTCGGTAAACCAGCGGAAATACTTAATTCCTATGCAGGCTTAAAAGGAACTCAAATATACCTACATGGCAAACTACAAACGGAGTCATGGGAAAAAGACGGTCAAAAGCAATATAAGACGGTTATGATCGTTGAGGGATTTGAGTTTATCGGTAATAAGCAAAGCGGAAGCAATGAGCCAAAACCGTCACCGGCAAAAATGCCTGAAAACAATCTCCCTGAGATTGATATTGACGAGGAAACAATACCATTTTAAAAAGGAAACAACATGAAAAACACAGTAGCACTCGCACTTAACGAGTATATGAAGGCAGGAAGCGTTTCAGCTTATGAGCTTATGAGCAAATATAATCTAACTCCGTCTGAATTTTGGAGTGGATACGCACAGATTAAGGCAAAGGCTCCACGATGAGCAAGTGCTATTTATGTGTATGGTATCAGCAAAATTTTTGTACAAAATTTAATACTTTAACTGGAAATGTTTCATTCTGTATGCAATTCTTATCGAAGGCTAATAAATGAACTATCAACAATTAAAAAAAGCTGTTATGCGCTCTTTTATGTGGTCTCTAGCTTTCGATTTGAATAAAACCGTATTCGACGATGTTAGATTAAGCATGATGCAACGTATCGCCGCTAGCAGTGCTGTAACTGCTATTGTTAAAATTATGCTTGAAGAAAATAAAAAGCATCCAAAGAATATGGTTGACGATATTGAAGAATTAAAAATGTTAGCATGGGACGAGCTTGCGAACAGATATAAAGAACATGAAGTTGTAGCAAACATTCCAACAATGATCGAGGAGCTGTACTATATTAACTATGAGTGGATGAGCCAAATAAAAAACCTTGAAAAAAACATTCATATCATGGCGCGTTTGGCTATTGAAAAAGACGTTAAACCAAAAGTAAGCAGAATCGTTACAGACGAGTATGAACAGATTTTGTCAAAGCATATTTATCGGTATCTAAAAAGTAAGGATATGTTGGCATGATTGATTTTAAAAAATACTCTCAGATTTGCAAAGATAAAAAAATAGTAAATCCATATAGAAATGAATCGGATTTTAATAGAGCATATGGAATTGATAATTCGGTACATATTGAACCGCTCCGTATCGCTCCAAAAAAACCAACTATCAAGCAATCATTGACAGTTGAAAAACTTGCTGAACCTAAAAAAGTATCATCCCCAAAGCAAAAAACGGTGAAGCAACAAAAACCAAAAGCTCCACCGAAGAAAAAAGCAGATCGAGTCCAGAGAGTGAAAAAAACTCCGGAAGAATTAAGAGAGGCAAAGAGAGAACGACAGCGCAATTGGTATCGCAAAACAGTTGGGAAAGAAGTAAAACCACATGCTATTCCACGGACATCACTTATTGGGATGACAGAAGAAGAAAAAAGAGCACACAAAGCAAAATTAAAAAAGATGAGAGAGCAGAGGCTGATAGATGCTGGGTTGCCAATACGAAAAAATACCCCCGAAATCAGAGAGTATCGAAGAAAATATTGGGCTTCTTATTACGAACAAAGGAAGAACGATCCAGATTACATTGCAAAACGTGCAAAATGGGATGCAAACAGAAAAGCGAGACGGATATTAGAAGTGAATTCCGTAGCGTAGATGAATACTACGACTATTTTGAAGCAAAAAAAATACTAAGGAAAATTAATGAAACGAAAAAAAATAAACACAAAGTGGATTGATAGTTTGTCATATGGTAACTTTTTTATATTTTTACTTATCATAGGAATTATAACGGGAGCATTTATTGATTATTTTAGATAAACGACGCTCCATTGCAGGAGTTTGTCGATATAGCTGAGAGTTTATGATGCTCTCAGCATAAAGATGGTGTTGGATGAAAAATGAAGGAGGTGTACGCAGGTTAATTGCGACATTTGAATTATAGCAAAAAAAGCTTAATTATCGGCAAACTTCCGCATTATTGCGTAGTGTTTCTGAATAGAGCTTTTGTGCCTCATAGTTTGAAAGTGCTTTTTTAGCGGTACACTCAGCATTGCCATTGCATGGCATATTATCGATTATCGGATCGCTTGGAAGTTGTACTATACACCGCTGTGGTATAGTAGGACATTTTGGGCAACAACCGTTAAAAATTATAGCTGTCGATGAAATTAATAGCATCGCTATAAGTTGGGTTCGCATCTAATCCCTTTTCGATGTATTTTATTTTGGTGACGTATTGAGTTCGTACCGTTTCATTTTTACTTTTCGCTTCATCCAAGTTACTCTCGTAATCGATACGGTTAGAATCAATTAGCGCTGATTGGAACGATAATGCACTTTCCACACCGCTTCTAAGTTCTTCCGACTGATTGTATTGATAGCGATAATAAAGTGTTGTGAGCAATAATACGGTGATTACAGCTAGTAGCGATTGCGTTAGGTATGTTTGGATTACGTTAAGCATTTGCCCCCCCTATATTTGATAGACACAGTCTTTGATGCTCATTAGTATATCTCTATCGTAACTTCTTCATTTGAACTAAAAGCTATTTTAAGTTTTTCCATAAGCAGTTTAAATTCTGCTTTTGAATTTCCAATGAAGTTTTCACCCTTGGTTTTTCCAACAAGTATACACCCATCTGTATCTTTTGCATAATTTCCCCAATGAATTAAAACGTACGCAAAGCCATTAACATCTATCAAGTGCGGGGTGATCGCTTTAAAATGTGGGCTATATCGTAGTTCGACTTTATATATTCCACGTGGTATAGCCGACACATGATCTATTTTATCATGCGGATGTATTTCTAGGTATCTATCCTTGTCCTCTAATGTATAGCACTCAAAAACCCCATTTATGTACAGCTTCCCAATGGTTGTAATGCCTGTAAATGTATCTCGAACCAATTTAAGCTTCATGGTTGTCCCCAGTTTTCATTTTTTAAATACCCACCATACTACAATACAGCCAGTGATTACTATTGATAATACCTGTTCCATTATGATAAACAAATATATCTTCTATATTTGTCTTGTATGGCTGAGCTACCCGCTTTGACAATATTTTTAGGAGGTTGAAAAATTCGTCCTACATGCTTAATACCAAGTCGATCAAATTCACTTAGAATCATATTTGATATTACTAATGCTCCTGCATCGTTAAAATGTACAGTATCATATTTGCTAAGAAGCATAGTAGCTTCCTTTCCAATGCTATTAAAATATTCTCTTGATAGAACTGCTAAATCTACGACTGGTATCCCGTATTCTTCCGCTATTTCACGACATGAAGCTGCATAGTTGTCAAGGTTAGGTACGGTAATAACATCGTCTACGAATTGCTTTGTAACAATAGGAGTCAGCATTATTATAGGAATTCCTTGTGTTATATAATAATCACAGTATTGTCGTAAGTAGGATTTAAATACTGGTTGAGTTACCCCATACCCTATATCATTAGTTCCGAAACCTATCATAGTAACGGACGGGTTCATTAGCTTATTCGTATCCCACCAGCCTCCGTCTATGTAGCTTTGGGCAGTAGTACCGCCTTTGCCGCTATTTGTAAAGTATACTTTATCGGTATCTACTAATACCCGCATAATAGGAATCCAACCAACATTATCAGTTGTAATAGAATCTCCAGCTGGACATATTCTCTGAAGGTTATATCGATCTGTAGTATCCACAAATTCTGCTATAACTTCATTTAATGATAACGCGGTATCAAAGATTCTAAATCTCTTGACATGGTTACGTGGCGCATATAATGAGCTTTGTCCATTTATCCCACCAAGCGTGAAACTCTCTGTTAAATCAGCATCGAATGTCGTTGAAACTGTACCCTGAGACTGGCAATCGTTATAAACTGTATAGGTATGAGCAATAGCATCATATACTAGCATCGTGTGTTTTAAGCCTAAACCATATTCAAGAGTATTTAGAGTGCTATGTGCAGGCTTATCAACTCTGCAAGTCATTCCCCTACTTGTCCCATACTGTTGCCCAAAATAACATGAGTGTACGGAATCTTGGCACCCATGTATATCGGGGTACGTAACATTCGTATTTGCTTCTTCAACAACAGTCATAAAGAATTCAATACTCCAACTTGTAGCAAATGGAGGTTTCCAGCCAGTATCTACTGGAATATTATTTACCCCGTCGAATGTTAGATTCTCGATCTCATATATTACCCCCATGTTATGCGCCAACTATCCCGATTAATGGTGCTTTAGAAGCAGTTGTTGCAAATTTAGGTTTTTGCCCTGTTGTAAAAGGTAGATTTGTATATGTATAATATGCGAGTACTGCTGGGTTTGAGGATAGTGTGGCGGCTTTTAATGGATGGTATGAGGACTCCCCATACCAGTCTAAAAATTTAGCTAAACTAACTTTTGAAGCACTTATCATAGTCCCTGCAGAAGTGCTAAAACATGCTGACACTGCATAAATACCCGGTAATATATCTACCTCACTAATGCTTTCAACATAACTATTATTTATGATTTTTAATGACATATCAACTTCACCTGTTTGTGCTAAACAATCTCCTGCAATGGCTCCGTTTGAATCTAACCCAAACATAACAATGCGCATTTTCCCTGTTGGAAGTGTTCCCCCTATAAAATATTTAAAGCCTACAATAGTGATAGGTTTTGATACTTTAATAAATGTAAAGGATAGTGAGTTTGCGGATACGGTATAACTTAACCCCTCTACATTTGCAAATGGAGGATAATAAATACCCCCCGATACGATGGAGACTTGACCCTCTCCACCCCCTCCTGACTCTGCTGATGCAACAGCATTATCAATTTGCTCTGCTGTAGATTGCAAACCAGTAATCTTATTCAAATCTTCAATTGTGACTGTTGATTGCGCAGGGTTTAATGTCTCAATCGAACTAACAGTATCATCGATCTGTGTAGCGGTACTCTGTAACCCTGTTATCTTATTAAGATCAGCCACGCTTGCCGTTGTTTGTACTGTTCCCATCTTTATACCTCTGTTGTAATAATATAATTACCCTGATAATCAAGGATATAGTTTTCGTTAGCATCAACCAGCGCCCCGTCTGGAATTTCGGACGGGCTTGAAGGTGTAAACGGAGGGAACATTGTCCGACCATACTTGGAGAAGTAATCCCCTGCTACAGGGGGGAATACAGTTCTCATCTTACACTGCCCACACAGAAACCGTACAAGTCTCAAGTCCTGATGTTCTTACATATAGATTTACATCTGGGTCTGTAATTTGCACTTCTTCGTATGCTTTTTTATAGAACTGATTTGAATCGTCAGTAGGCAAGTCCGTTCCTTTTTTAACAAAAATTGGGGTTGGTCCCATGTTTTGCATTACCCCTTCCCCGGATAGCGCTAATTTCCAACCTTCTGATTGCGATACTGTCATTTTGTCTCCTTTTATTTATTGAATAGGGGGAGAATTAACCAAACAAACCCCCCAGCCGATAGCATGTATAGTAAGTAGTGTTTGATCCGCGAGCATTTATGAAACAACATTTTCTACCCCTAGAAAAGATCGTACCCTTTCTGCTACCGCTTTTGGGGCTACTGTTATAATCACGGCTATAATCTCGACCGAGACTAGAGCCGACATAGCCAACATCATTTGTGCGATTTTGCTTTCAGGGTCGATATGCGATATTTCGATAAGTGCGGGGGTGATATACCACCCGACAAAGAGCGTAGCGATAATTACAGTAGCGATGAGCTTAAACCCTTGCTTCCCACCCATTAGCACCTGTAGAATCATTCCGAAAATCAAAAGTACATTCGTTTGGATATTCCAAAAACCGTTGTTGCTATCCATTCTATGCCCTTTTGAGTAGTGATTTACAATTATATAACAGCGTGGGTGCATAGGTCAAGGCTATTCTCCCCTTGATTTGTAGCAATGATTATATTCGAGTTTTGAGAGGATGCAGCAGATACGATCAAGTATTGGGGATGATGTCCCAGCCATTTGCTTTCTGTGAATATGAGAACTGATAGTCTCATCCATTGAACCGTTCATGAATACTACATTTCCTAGTTGATCTAAAGCCAAAGCAATACGCATCAATTTTGATTTTGATTTCATATCATCATCGAATTTTGCATACAGAATTGCTAATTGCTCAGGTGTTCGTTTCATAGTACAATTTCCCCCACTTTTTCAATTGATAGTAGCAGAGCTTCTTTTAATTCTGACAACGTAACAACCTTGACAGTATTGTCTGCCAGCTTCCATTCTTTCTCTGTAATCCCTGCGATGTCTGCAACTGCAATAGCAGATGCCATATTGATTCGTGCCGTTTCATTACCATCAAAAGTATTTCCGTTTGATGTGGTGACTTTGATGGTCGATAGGGATAGGGCTTTAGCTTGCTTCGCATCATACGCTAGTTGCTCGTCTGATTTAGCAGGGTTCAAATGTGCATCAACCTCTTCTATCGTCATTTCGACTTTATCACCGATTAGATCATCTTGCGAGCCATCTAATTCGTATGCGTATACATTATTTTGATCATCTTTGTAGTATTTCATTTTTGTCCCCTTTTATGATAACTCATACCATGTATTAATGGCAATAGTACCGGATACACTATATGTTGCTCCCGCAGGAACCAAAAAAGTAACAGGCAAGTCAAGAAGTGCACTAACTCCTCCCCGAGCAGCCAAATGAGATATTACTACACCTTGCATAGTGATATCAAGATAATCCGTCCCTGTACTAAAGATTATATGCGTAGCAATTAATACTTCTTTCGCTTTACCGGTTGTATTCGTGTAAGTCGTATCTTTGGCTCGACTTGCTGTTACATTTGTCCACGTTTGATTACTGCCAACCCCCGTAACCTCAGACCAAGGAGACCAATTCGCACCATGATTATCTGAAAACCTCTTCCATATCTTGTCACTCTGCATTCCATTAGCTACTTGTGAAATCCAGACACCATAATAAGTGTGTGCATAAACAGTTACAAATCCCCATTTGTTATCAGGAGCACCTACTGCTGTGTCACCATTATAGTTGTATGTGCCATTAAGTATAGCTGTATTAAGGTTATTAATCACAGCGTGGAGACCATCAGTTTGATAACCTCTTAATTTTGAGTCAAAATGTGCAGCGGTAAACTCAGTAGTCGCTAATTGTGTTGTATTAGTCCCTGCTGTTGCTGTTGGAGCCGTTGGAGTACCAGTAAATGCAGGGGAGTTGATAGGGGCGAATAGGCTTGTTAGACTCTCCCATAGGTTTGTGAATGTTACAGATTTTAAAGTCTCAGTAACACTATCCCATATCCCAATTTTATCAGCTCCGATAGGGGTTGTTTTTGCGGTAGCGGCATTAATTGCGCTCGAGGGATCATTATATAGAACCCACCCCGACACATTCGGGGCATTTGTATTATCCACAACTGTATTTCTATAATTTAAGCCGTCTGTGAATCGTACAATTGCATTTAAGCCATAAGCATAGGCGGTTCCGCCGTTTGTCGTTGCATCGATATAATCAGGGAAGCCATGAGTTTGATATTGCTGCAATGCCCCAGTCACATCATAAAATAGTTGATTGATCGTCTGTCTATCAACCGTCTTCGCAAGCGGGTCTGTCGGATATGACCGTTGGTAATCGGCTGGAAATCCACTCTGATACGATACGTACCCACTTGGGTCGGTCGTGTCAGGCACTGTGGTTTTATCCCCGCTCGCTCCAAATAAATTTTTAAACCATTTTGCCATTTTACCCTCCGAAATTTGAATTATTGAAATTTTGTAAACCCGATCCAGTGAAACCGAACCAAGTCGCATAACCAAAAACGTTGTTTATTTTAACACCAGCGGGTCGCGGTATAACGTCGTAGTTTTCTAAAATATACATGGCTTCCGATGATGGAATGTCTGGGTATGCTAAAGTAATTGTCATGTTCATATTATCAATTATTTTAGCATTTGGCAAAATGCGTTGTACGGCTCTATTTATTTCTGGGATTGTGCCTCCCGATGTGATCTGAAAATAACGGAGTTGCAACAAATTTCTCTTTTGCTCAGTCGATAAAGCTAATGTGTTGTTTGGAAAAAAACTTGCATTATTAAAATTCTTACCGCCCGATCCTGTGAAGCCGAACCATACCGTCGGAATATCCTCTTTTAGAGCAAACTGCATACCTAAGATGATCGCCCACACTTGAAGCCCGAAATCGTTAGCTGTTCTAAGGTCGTAAACATCACGATACCAATTTGCCCAGAAATCACGTACATTCTCATCAAGCCATTTTTGCTTATTTAAAACCATAGCTTCGATTTTTTCGGCTGAATTGTATTGCCATATTAAAGCACGGCTCACATCAACTATAAAATCGAATTGCTCTACGGTCATGAGATAACCACCGTGATACCACTTGCATTAATAGCGGCGATCTCATTAATAGCAATAGGTATTTCACTTGATTGCCATACTCCAGTTGAAGCAGGTGCGATTTGAGAAGATACAATATACACCCCTGAGATACCAAGACACGCCGCCGCCAACTCAAAAGGGGATACGCTATTACCTACGACAAATCCATCTTCGCCGTCGATATTTCCTAGTGAGTAGTCTACTATTCTTTGTTTGATTGCGGCGGTAACGTCACCAGCGCCAGCAGATACCCTTACGGTCAATTTAGCTAAAATCTGCACAACATCTGGGCGGTCAAAAAGCACATCGATTACCTGCCCCGTTGTTTCAGTATATGAAACGGATGTCGTACCGTTGAATGCGCATCCGGCAGACCGTTTTTTCATAATTGCTTCTGCTACCGCCGTATCAGTCCCGCCATTTACGCAAAGATAAATAGAATTTGGCTTCATTACTATCCCGTCGATAGTTTGCTCGGTAGCTTCTATATTTTCGCGCATAATAGAGGATTGCACTCCTTCAGTATTATTCACATTTGATTGTATTGATTCGGGAATCGCAGTACCTTGAAGTGCAAGAGTTCGACGGCGTAATGACCAAGCCGACAAATCGGATTGTTGAAGCGTACCAAGTATACCGTCTGCCGAATTTGTTACACCAGTCCATCCGAGTATCCCCGTTGAGATCGTCGTGAGCGTACCAGCGGCGCACGGGATAGCCCCATATTCTACCGATGCAAACGGAACCGATGCAGTACCGCCAGAGATAGTGACGGTTGAGGTTGCTGAGAATAAATCCCCTGCCGTAGTTGTAGCATATGCACCCTGATAAATGATCGTCCCGTCTGCTCCTGTACACGTTGCGGTTACGGTTGTTTTTGATTGGGCGATACGCTCTAGTCCCGTAAGAGCCATTATTGCGTCAAGGAAAATGCCCCCTGCCAAGTTTGGGTTAAACTGGTTAGCCAAATCGGCATTAAGTCGGGCTATTTCGTCACGTGATAGCGTTTCGGAAGTGATTAAAATACCTTGTGGGGTAGATGGTGTTAGGTCTAAATCTGCGCCAAACGATGTCGTAAATTCGTTCTGTACTGTTGATAGGGTTGTTGCCGAATCGGGGATTATAGCCCCTGTTTCGCTATTATAATCATAAGCCAAAAGAAGCCTCCCCATATTCAGTATTAATGACAGCAGTATATAATAACTCGTTGTTTTCGACAAATGCCGATAATGACTTAATCCCGATCACTCCCTGAACGCTCATTATAGTGGATGACAATGCGCTCTCTATTTGACCAATAACCGGTGCGCCGACCCATACGATTTCGTGATATGGCACTCCGACGTCCTCATTTAATTCGAGTTCACCTAAAACAGTCTTAACCGCATTTTCGCAAACATTGGCTACGGCATAGGCATCGGATGAGATAGTTATCGATCCCTTTAATAAATATAGGTCATTATTGGCGTCTGTTGCAAAAGTTCTCATTGTGGCACTCCTGTATTCCCTGCTCCGATTGCTACTCCGCTATGCGTATGAGTTGCCCCGACATTCACGCCATTGTGGGTTAATGTATCGCTTACTACCTCAACATCCGGAGCAGTTATTTTTACTTTACTTGACGATATGGATATTTTTACCGATCCGCTAAGATTCTGTAAGACGGCGCTGTCTTCGTCGTCTCCTGATATTGTGTACCCCGTCATAACATCAGGTATAAATACCGCATCGCTAAAACTCTTAACCCTGTGGGTGTTTGGTATCGACATATCGAAGCTCTGCAAGAATATAGACGTATCTCGGTCATTCGCTTTTATCCATCCTAAATTGCCGGGCTGAAGCGGAAACGATAATAAAAATCCTCCTCCGCCGTATTGCATAACTGGTACTTCCGCAATGTGCGCCCGTTGGATATTGTCTCCTCCAGTGCTAATCATCATAATCATAGGCTGAACAACTGCCATGTTCGTGCCCCGATCATAGCTCACTACCCGTGCGGGAAGCATATCATCAGTATTTTGCATCATCTTTCCAAAAATCATACGGAAAGCGGAGGTAAAATCTTCTGCTTCTGATTGGTCAATCGATGGGATATTATCGGTCATTGTCGTTTAGCCTCAGCCGTGAGATAGAACGGGACATCCCGTGTCGCTAAATCAAATGATAGCTTAAAAATAGTGTACGTTCCATTTGCTATAGGGTTCATAATTGAGGTGACTTGAAGCGCCCCCCCAATCTCCGACATCGCATTAAAAAGATATTTTACTTTTATTCCGTGTTCTGTAATTTCAGGTATCCCTATCATCCCGCTGTCTAAATCGAGTATCTGCATCGATCCAGTGAGTGCGACATCGGCATTTTTAACGATCAATTTTTCATCATCGATATAGGCGTTGACGTTCCCCATCTTTGCGAGTTGTTCAACGTAACGAGATTTTGAACCAGTGAATGAAAAGCTCGCTATTTTTTTGTCGTCTGCTTGAAAAACTAAGGTTAGCCCTAATTCTGTAGCGATAGTCTTTGCTATTTTAGATAATGATGTTTTTTCCGTCATAGATACGGTCGATATTTCACCCTTCGCCGATGATTTCGTCGTAGCCTTGATCGTTAGAGCTATGTCAGGCGGTTGCGATGGTGTAGCGCTGATAATATCACCGATAAACACGATCGACGTTCCAGTCGATACCCGCCCAGCTTCGACAATGATTTTTTTAGGTGTCTTTGATTTCAGAAACGGGGAGGTCTCAGTCAGAATATAATCACGGGTTTCACGCGATAGATTCGTGATCGTCAATTCACAATCGTTTTCGTTTGCATTTGCAAATTTATTCCCTGACACGCTTATAGCTAAATCCTCGTAGTATTTGGTTGCCCCATTAACCTCAACGCCAATACGGACAATACGCGGATCAAGCTCCATGGTATCCCGCCATTTCGTCAGGAGTCATATATACGAGCGTTTGCGATGCCCCAAACTTTGTATAATCCGGATATTCGTCGTTTTCGGTAATGAAGAAAAAATTACCATGCTCTAAATATCGATATGGGATGATAGGGAGATTCGGCATACATTTTACTGAACTGATTTTCAGCACCCCGTCTATCGTAATATCGGCGACCGTCACACCTGTGGTCTTAATAGATATGTCAAAAATAACATTTTCCACATTGATCGAGAATGATTGATTTGGAATTGATAAAAGAGGTATTTCAATCATCTATTTTCCTTTTATGTAATCGGCTGCACTAGCTAAAACTGATTGTTTTTTAGTTTCATCTTTGGCGGTCGTTGGTTGCTTTTTGCCCGTATCTTTGTTTGGGCTGTTTTTCTTTGATTTAGCCGATGAAATCTTAGGTGCTTTCCCTATTTTTGCAGTAACAACTTTTACTTCGGTGAGTTTAATCCCCATACCGACCGAGCTAAACATTTCCGCATCTTCATCATGGGGCATAGATGATATAATCATGTTTTTGTATAGTGCGGTGCGTGTCTGAACCGCGATAAATGTTGATTTCAGGAAATATTCTTTAATCGAATTGTATAGGGCTTTTGTATCAATAGGTAGAATACAGTTTAGCTCTATTTCAACTAAATTTATAACTACATGGTCAGTTCTTTTACTCCCATCTTCCAAGGGATGGCTCATTACGTTAGCCCCCTCGTTAATTTTTATCTTGATGAATTGCGCCCCATCAAATAATGGCTGGAATGATGTTTGATCGATTAGCCCGACTTCTTCATTCATATTCGTACCCCGTCATCGTGTTGGCTTGTTGCTTTTTTCACTTCGGCTTTGAGGCTTCCGCTGATCGCGCGAGATATTCCGTCTGCGTCTGTCGCTTTGGTATGCACTTCAACCTTTCCTACCGTTACATTTGAGGAAACATTTGATGTTTTACTATTCGCGATTGCTCCAGATGTTACCGAATTAAGCGGATGAGTATTTGCGGTAGCTAAAGTGTTTTGCGCCATGCTGCGAGCATTTTTCACGCCCTCAATAGACAGATCGATACCCATAGCTTTGCCGATATTCTTGAACTCCCCTACTATCCCGTTGAACGTAGCTACAAAAGCATCCCACACGCCATCCCATACCATCCCAAAAATCTCGCCTATCTTTTCAATAAGTGCGAAAAATTCAGGGAATGCGCCTTTTGCCCAATCGATGCCTTCTTCAATTTTTCCAAAAAATGCAGATACCCCACGACCGCCTAATTTGAATAAATCTCCAATCAATCCGAAAATCTCTACCCCTATTTTTCCTAGATATTTAAACGCATCGATAATGCTATGAATCATATCCCCGAACCAAGGATAATCCTGAGCGATACGCCCTATCATCGAATCGTGACCGTCAAGAAACATCATAACATCATCGTAAAGAAGCGCGAATGCACCTGCGACAACTGTTACAATCGCCCCCATAATCAAGAATGGGGCAAATGCCGCCAAAGCCGCTGCCCCAGCAGTTATTAACGGAGGCACGAGAAAAACCATTATCGCAGTACCGAGAGCAATAAAAAGCCCAGTCATAAAATCGGAATGTTTACGAAAAAATGCTACGAGATTGGTAATAGCCTCCGCTATCCACTTGAACGCCGGGATTATTGATTGCCCCATAGACAAGAATAGCCCACGAAAAGACATATTCATAATATCTAACGAGTCATTAAAATCACCGGCTAGTTCCGCTTGCTCTTTTGTTACAAGCCCAAGCTCTTTTTGTTTCTTGACCATTTCGTCGATTTCCCTACGTCCTCGCTGAAGCATCATAATAGTGCCTTCATCAAGTCCTAGTTTTCGACCCATACCTAAAGACTCTTGTTTGCTCATCTTCTCGAATTTGTCGGCGAGTTCAGGCAATACGTCCATTACTTCGCGCATATTCCCATGAGCGTCTTTGAGTTTTATGCCAAGTTCTTTGAAGAATGGAAGTGTCCGTGAGGTTCCTTTTGTGGCGATCATCGCAAAATCAGCGGATAGCGTTTGTAGGCTCATGTCGAAACCTTCGGCTGTTCCTCCTGATAATTGGGTGACTCTACGCCATGCATCAAGCATCTCGATATTGACACCTAACATATCGGATACTTCTCCGAGATGATCGGCATAGTCGGCGGAAGCATTAATACCCTGAGTTATCGCGCTTACTGATAGAATAGCGGTGAGTGCGCCCCCTGCTGTAGCAAGTAAGTTCGAGATAGAACTTCCGACGTTTTGAGCGGCTTTATCGGTGACGTTGAGATGGTCGGTTAATTTCTTAGTCTTTTGGGATGAATCGTCGATGCCTTTATTAAGTGAGCTTGCGTCAGCTTCAAACATAACTACAAAGCTTTCAAAAATACCCATAAAGTCCCCTTATTTCTTCTTGCTTTTTTCGATAGCATGATACTCGTTTGCTCGGTTTACGATTATGACCTCCCACATCATGAATGCATCTTCTAGGTCATAAATCGTTCTAAGCTCGTTTAACGTCGCTTGCTTTTCCCCGATGATCGTCGGTAAAAATCCTGAAGAAAGCTCATAGCTATACTTTGGATTTTCACCGAAAGAGAATCGAATAAATTTTGCTTTAGCAACTTTCCCAAATATTCATAGTTATAGGTTAATGAAGCGCCCATAAGCTTCATCATAGCCTCTCCTCCGTTTACATGATTATCGATCAGAGTTTTTGTTGATAATACAATCTCTCCGTCGGGAGTTTTGACTGCAATGTATTTAAAAATATCATTACGGACACTCTTTAACGCTTCAAAATCTCCAACTTTTGGAAGCCCTGAGACTGGGAGCTGATACATAATCTCTTGCGCTTCCGTTGCCGGATAGCGCCCGATGATATACGTTTTCGTTTCCCCGTCGATGTCCGTGATCTCAATCTCTTTTGGCTTAATCATGATTTAATCATACTTTCAAAAACGAATGAATATTTTTTAGAGCTTAATCGCCCAGCCGCTTGTGCGGTATCCGCCGGATTCCCTTTTACCATCTTCCCGTTGCTTAGTGTGACAGAACTACCATTAGAGTAATTGATTGTCATGCTGATAACGTCCTTTACGGATTTTTTGCCCTTACCTGTTCGGTTTGCTTCAAACACAAAGCCCATATCAATATCGTTTTCAGACGATGGAATGAGGTTGATAGATACGGGGATATTTGTTGCTTTATCCCAAGCGATTAAATCGCCATTCATTCCTACTGCTGTTGCGGCGATCTCCATTTCTTCAAATGCCAGAGAGTCTCCGTCATCCGCAAATTGTGAGAGCAGAACCCCTACCGGAAAAGTCTTGCTCGCTTTTAATACCGCCGTTGTTCCTGTTCCTGATGCGTCAATCATAGTTGTCTCCTTAGATCATGATGTGCGTGCCGCTTACGAAGCTAACAACGTCACCTTTAGAATACATGAGTACGTAAACGGCTTTCCATTCTGTACCTCCGCCAGCGTTCACGTAGCTCACCATTTGAACATCTAACCAATAACCGATTCCTTGGATTTGGCGGTATGCTGTGTCGCTTCCGGTCACAAGTTCGATATATTGCTTTTGAACATTTGTGAGCGTTTTACCGACCGAAATTACCCCATTTAATAGAGCTTGATCGACGATAGAGAGTAATGAGTTAGTCATTACCATTCGCCCCTCATCATCTGCCGAAATTTGAGGAAGTGCTAAAAATAGGTTAAGTATTTCAGCCTCACACGCACTTTTCAACCACATTTCATTCGCATAAATGTTGATCGGGTTACCGTCGTTCATAATCCCACGCTGGAAGAATGAGAACTTTTTGCCAGCTGTTTGCGATTCGCCGTAGTAATTCGTATTCGCCGCGTCGTATGTATCCGCGTCGGTGTCGTTGTCTACCGTAGCCGGGATGTCGAATTGTTGGAACATATAGTTCTGAACGCCGTTTCGGACGGTGTAATCGGTAGCCGCCAAGATAACCATAGGGATCATCTCGTCGAAGTACATCAACCCGCCCGCATCTGTCGTAGTGTCTCGAAGAACTTGGCATGTATGACCTGTTACGTCTTCAATATTGATACCAAGAGCAAAATGATCGTTTTCTCCCAAGAATCCAGCAATAAGCGCGCCCAAAGCGGCGGAGAATGAAGTTACAGCAGTACGTAAATCTGAATCAAAAACAAACGATCCGAAATTATTATTGGAGTCAATCGTATCCAACCAGCTTGCATAATATGTCGCCGCATCCGTACCGCTGATACGTGCAACACTTAATTTTTTAGGACTTTTACCAGTCTTTGAAATCCAGCTAAAATAGAAAATAGCCATACGGTGAAGTTCGCTATCATTCCCGAAAAGCGCCCCTACGGCTGTTGAGGTGGTAAATTCCCGCACCTCCCCAGCCGTTAATGAATCATCAGTTGTATAGATACGCCCGATTAATTCGCGTTGCGCTACCGTTGCGGCACCACCTACAACCGAATTAATATCGACATATCGAGTTGATCGAATAGCCATGATTAAACTCCTTTGATTTTGTGTTCAACTGTTGAGATTTTTTTAACTGTTGATAGCATAGCCCGATTGTAAACGATTGTAAAATCGAAAGACGGGTTAGATTGAAACTGATTTTTATCATCTTTGAAGTATGGATCGCGCACCTCGGTGATTCTAAGCATAGTGATCCCTTTGCTTTTTATCGTTTTTATGAAGTCGATACTATTCATAATCATAGCTACCGCATTGAGGTAATCGGAATTTGTGATAGTTGTTGCTGTCGTTTTTCGGATCATCGTGTCGATTTGAAAGGTACTCTCATATTTTTGGGATACTGACCGGTCAAAATAACCCTCCGTTGGGTTATATACTTTAGCTATGCGCGGCAACCCGATTCGCTTATCTCCGATTTTCTGAAAGTATATGGTAGCCGTTGAGTTAGCCCCCTGCTCCGTCGGTTGATTTGCACCAACTACCGATACGGGCATAGAGTACGAGGCCATCGCAGTCTCGATCTCAGGGGCAAATGCCTTGATTAAATCAACATCATTCATATTTTTACCGCCAAAATAGCCTTATACCCTGCAACAGCTTTCCAATCGGTCGAGCTTTCCGCTTGGTATGTATCACCGTTAAATGTGATTTTATCGGGGGTAGATGATCGTTTCAAATCTTGGATGTCGTAATCAGTATAGATATTGATATAGGTTTTCTGCAGGTCAAGGCCTAAATGCTCATATACACTCTTGGGTACGGCTTGAACATTCACGATAATCGTAACAGGTACGGAGTATGTAGTTGCCCATTCTCTTAAATCATTTAACGCCCGTGATGCGTATGTCTCAACCGCAATAGATTGACTAGGCAGAACGGACGATGCGAGTGCATGAATATTCATTTTTGCACTTCCTCATGGATGATCGAATTGAGCATTACTTTCGTATCTACGAGTGGTTTTGCCACCGTTAATGATACCGCCTTGCCTTGTTTTTTGCCACGCAAACGAGCTGCTACCGTTGAGGCTTTGAGTGCGGGGGCGGTTACGTTCACAATCGCCTTTTTAATATCTCCCGCTACGATGCCCCCGAGTTTTTCAAAAACAGAGCTAACCGTTTCTTTTAAGTCAAGAACTTTTGATATACCTTGACCGAGCATTGCTTTCCATTTATCTCCCTGCCCGATAATAGCCAGACGCATGAAGGGACGAGCCGGAATATTCTTGGAGCGATTCCCAAATTCATTCTGTGCCGCAATCATCGCAACTGGTTCGCCATCTTGGTATCTTTGGTCCTCTCCCCATCCTACCCGCATTGCTGATTTATCAACCTGCTTTATTGCATCTTTTATTTTAGATGAATTATCGGTCTTTTTAATAATTTTCAAAATATGCCTCTAACCTTACGAAATGCTTGACGCTCTGTCGACCCACCGACTAAGCGACCACCAACCGATTGAAGTTTCAGCATAGCGGAGAGTTGCGATCCGTACGCAGTAGTATTTAACCACCACTGAAACTGAGACTTAACGGGAGGTGGTACGAGCGTAACCGATTCTTTATCAATCGTCGATCCGCTTAAAAGCATCGGCGCATTACCGAGCGATAACATATTTGATAGTGCTATGAGGTGAGCCGTCATCAAGTATATCATCATTCCGTCATTTACCTCGTTGGATATGTACATATTCGCTGTTTCCCATTGCGTCTCAATGGTGGCATCTAGAGTGGCCGCCAAGAGAGGAAACAATGCCTTGAATTTTGCAATATCCAACGAGATCATAATTAAACCTTATTAACTTTCACTTCAACTTGATCGGCTTCGTCAAGTTTTTTATTCTCATCGTCGATGTCTTTTTTTGTCAATGGTGCCGACTTGTCTTTTTTGGTCATATCTTTGGCGACTTTTTCCGCTTCAGCTTCTTTTGTCTCTACCGAGAAGAAACCTGCATCAACTTGTTTTTTGAAGTTTTCATCTTCTTTCAAAAGTGCATAATCTTCATTGGATACGTTTGTCATTACGCCCTTGAAAGTGATTAGGTTTTTATTGGCGATATTCGCTTTCCCGTTGACCAAAACGGTTTTAACTTTCACTCCATCTTTATAGAGCGGATAAGCATTGTCATTCGATAATGTTGAGAATACATACATGAGTTTTCCTCTGTTTTATTTAGAGCCTATACTCTAAAGAACGGGAGGCTCTACCATACCCGCTCTTTAAAATATTATGAATGGGGACGAATCCCCAAAAACTTAGATACCTGAACGGCGAATAACCCCCCACGGTCTCTTGCACATTGCGCCTGCGGTTGCATTGGTATAGCTTTCTTCGTAGTATTTAGACAATTTCGCCGCACCTTGTACGCGGAATTTAGCTGGAACGACTTGCGCCCATACTGCCCCGTCGTCGGTAGAACCGTCGTTTACATTCTCGGCATACATATAGAATACTTCCGCCGCACCGTTTGCGTTTTCAAGCTGTGGAGCATTGATTACGCGAGCGTTAGGGTACGCAGTTTTCAACCATGAGGTCAAAGAGATACCATAGTCATTCACTTCCCCGAAATACCCTTGATGAGTGTGAGGGATAGCGATTGTTATGTTATCGCTTGTACTGATGATACCGCCCGATTGAGTCACCAATGCGCCGAATGCTTCGGTGATGTCCGCTTGACGCTCTTTAAACGTTTTTAATGCCCAAGTTGTAGAAGAAGCCGCACCAGTTGCTACGGTAACGTATGCGCTAAGACCCGGATCATTCAAGAAACCATAAGTACGGTTATTGCCACTATTGAAACCAACAAAACCGACTGAGTTGCGCTTGATGTCAAGTGCAAGGGTTGCCGCCGCGCGAGAGTTAGCCGCCGAGTTTTCACCGATTGCAGATGCGCGAGCTTCTTCAAGTTGACCAACACGCATAGAATTTTCAAAACGAACGATTGTGCGTCGTTCAAAATTGACGTTATACCCTGCGAGTGATGGCGCTTGATAATCGGCATACGGAACAGTACCGCCAGTGTATTCAAGTGCACGTTGGATGACTTCTTCTTGTGACCAATCACCAGCGGTTACGATACCGACGAACTCATCGATCTTGCGCGGGGAGGTTGCGACGAGTACAGAACCAGATAGCATGTGCTGGAGAAATTGCCCCGGCACACCTACTGATGGAGTTGTGATAGGGGCAGTCAAGCTGTCCATAGCGTCCATCATGGCGATTTCAGCTTTTGGAGAAATGCCAAATCCGATCATGTTTAAATCGTTATCAGTGTATTTTCCGCCTTTTACGTTTAGTGGGCGCACATAGCGTGCTCCAATATCTGATAGAACTTTTGTCATCTACAATCTCCTTAGTTTGTTAGTGTCACAACGCCCAAGCCAGCGGCTGAGAGTGTGTAGTGAGATACTTCCGCATTAGGAACGAAAGCTTTACCGCTTACAGGCACATTCGGGGCGGTAATTGTTGCGCTTACTGCTGTTTGAGAAACTGAAACGGTATAAGTACCTGTTCCGCCTGTACCGGTTCCAAGTGCTGTGATTACAGTGCCAGGAACTACGTTTTCGCCTGTCAATACTTGACCGACCGCGATGTTACCTTTCGCTACCGCAGAGACTGTCAACGTGGTAGTTGAGATCGCACCTGTGAAAGATGAAATTTCAGGGACTGCCGACAATGCGCCCGTAGTAGTATCATACACAACTTTATCACCGATAGCGGCGGCACTGTTTAGGTACACGGTCATTTCACCCATTGTTACAAGTTCACCTTGCGTGTTATCAGCAAGAACCATAGTGGCTGTAAGTGTTGAGCTTGCATATACTTTAGGGTTTGCCAAGATACCGGCAAATACACCAGTTCCTCCAACTGTCGCTACACCCTCAGATAAAACTGTAAAAGCATTACCGATTGTGTTTGCATTTGGCGTTGATACAAGCGTCATTGATTGCGCTCTGCTTGGGCTATTTGCATATAGCTCCCCTTGAATTCCGAAAGCTTGATTTAAGCCTACTGTTGATTGGAAACTCATTATTTCCCTCCATTAAGGTAAGTTTGCATATCGCTTCCGACTGCACCAGTTTTTGAATCCATCGCGGCTACCGTTGGAGCTTTTGACACACCCGCCAAATATCCGTTAAGTGTTGCGATTTCAGCACCATCCATACATTCAAGAGCAAGTTTTTTAACGCCGTATTGTGCCACTTCTTTCAGCCCCATTTCGGAATGATCGAAAGTACCTACAACCGCGCTAAGTTTGCCCGCGAGTTTATCACGCTGTGCAATCTCTTTCATAAGCTCTTTTTTAATAAGAGCCGCATCCATTGCGTTTCCTTCTTCTTCGACTTTTTCGGGGGTTTTAACTTCCTCATCCAAAGCCGCGCCGTGTTCTTCTTTTTCAAGCGGCATCAATTTAGCGAGCATTTCCTCGATTTTCGTCAAGCGATCCTCTACTGAACCGCCGACCACTTCTGCATCGCCAGTCTTTACGACTTCTTCTGAATCTGCTGTTTTTGTTTCTTCATTCATTTGAAAAATCTCCTTTGTATCAAATGTAAAAACCATGCTATCAAGCACGGCGACCTCTTTGCCCATACGCCCCTCATCGACGAGGGCTAAGTGATTACCGCGTATATTTCGTTGTATCGCGTCATATTGTACCCCGTTATAAGTACCTGTGGCAAATTCATAACTGCACGTATAACCGCATGATAATTCTTCCTTTCCGTTCTCGATGAGATTGGCGAGACTTTCGCTAAAGACTTTTAAATTTCCATAAAGCACATCATCTTTGAAATATACATCTTCGCCGATCACTCCCTGAACGCCTTTGCGCTCTGCTTGGGTTCGCCCCTCTTTGCCGATACCGAGCATAACATGATCGTCAATCCACGGGAGAAGTTTAAATGAATCAATACATTCATCGCTTCCAAGTTCTTCGGCTGGGCGGTAGACGTTATATACTTTATCAGGATTTTCCATATCCCCAACTTGGCGACCGCTATACGGGAACACTCCAACTTTTGAAAGAGGATTGTTTTTGATCTCATAGAAACCGTTTTCGTCAACCACGCGAGCCGTACCGTTTTTGTCTTGTGCTTCCTTGTACGCGATTGCCGTTGCTTGGTCGGGTTCATGCCCTGATTTAATAAGTTCGGCAATGTTTTTGCTGATTGTTTCTTTTGATGAACCTTGTTTTAATGGCATTCAGCACCCTTTTATTTTTAACAATAATATTATTATTCGGTTCCGTCGTCAAATACAATTACAGGAATCATCACACAGCCACAGTGCGGAAGCTGACCGGGAATCCCACGCTCCCCCGTTTTCTTGTCAATAATGGGCAAATTATCGAAGCTGAATATCTGCCCGCTTAGCTCAATATGATCTTGCCGCGGATGTAGCCCACCCCCACTATGTAGCCATTCAAATTTTTGCACACCGACTTTCTTCATCCTATCAGTATTAATTGAGTTGTAAGCCTTTCTCGTTTGGTCTAATGCGATATTCTTTGCTTTGCGTTCGGTAACTCCGCCTATCTGTTCAATTTGTGGTATTAAATCAAATAGACCTTGTCCCGTTGTGATTGAGCGCATAACCGCCCCTTCCACTTTCGTTAAATACTCCGACGATATAGATTTAATTAAGCTGACGTTTTGTTGCACTGATGCTTTTATCGTTTCGTGCAGGTCCGCGCTCATCACTTTAGTATTTACTGTCATCCCCCCGGTGATAGCAGATAGAGAATTAGATAACGATGCTATTGATTGTTTATTTGCACTGCTCACCATATCTTCAGCGAAAAGTGAAGCAGAACGCCCAAACATTTCGTTAAACTTTTGGTTAAGAGCTGATAATAAAATACGGGCTTGTGATGTGATTGAAGCATCCATAGCAAAATACTCTTTTGAATTAGGGGTCTTGTATAGCTTCTCAATCTCTTTTAGGGTAGTTTTTGTCATCTTTTGCACGAGAGAAGTTAGTCTCTTTTTGTATCGTATTGCGATAGCGGCATTATTGTGTAGCGGTTTTCCTCGCAGCGCAGTTGGCTTAAACTGCTTCACCCATTTTTTTTTATTCTTCGTCAGTTTGTTCGTCATCATGTTCTTCCAAAGATACTCCATTGAATCCGCTATATTTATCGACTATAAGCATCTCTCGGACTTCAGCTCCATCGATTGCACCCATGTCCGCATATTTAGTGCGAGTATCGGCACGCTTATCGTCTACCTCTGCCTGTTCTATTTCGGTGAGTGAATCGAGTGGGTTAAATACTACTTCAACTTCAAATGGATCAATGCCAAATTTCGGGCAAACGTCAGAACGCAAAACGATCTCATAGTGTCGGTCAAGAAGCGGCATAAGATCGAATGCTTGGATACTTTCTAATTCTTCGCGATAGTTTGCTTCTTCATATTCTCCCGATGCTCCAAACCCTTTCGGAGAAGTCCCTAGCAGTTTTGTGGCGGGTACGTTGGCAATCGCCGCGACAAGCTGATATTGGGTCATGATCGTTACATCAAGATCACCGAGCGCGGTGTCCGTTTGGTTGAAATCCTCGTCCTCTTTATCGACTGCAAAAACGGCGTAGTTGTCGGCATAGTACGCTGTTTTTTGTAAACGTGCCTCAAAGTCATCCGGTCGCGCCGTTGCATCTTCCATATTGACTTTCATAACTTTAGTTCGTTTTGTTAATGCAAGCATCGGGGCTTCGTTGGCGGTACGTTCTGCCGCATAGACACGCTCGTAAATCTTTTGCGGAACCGATACGCCACCATACAGATAGGTCGGCTTTAGAATATCCGCCACCTCATCGCCTCTAACGATAACCAAATGCGAACGGTGAACCCTTCGACCCGAGATCATCCAATAAGTAGGCTCATAGAAATTAATCGCCGACGGGTCGGTCACACTATCGCCGCTTAATTCTGGGGTAATCCAGTATGGGTCGATCTGACTAATACCTTTGTAACTTCCCTTGACGATGCCATCTGCGTTAAAAGGATTCTCATAATATTTAGGGTCGGTACTATCAACGACAAACATAGCGACGCGGATACCGAATACACGCCCAAATTTTACTAATTCAACAAGGTTTTTATTGATCTTGTATTTTTTATCGAGCTTTCGCAATTCTTTCAATACTTCGGGGTCTACATCGTTGCCGTCATTTGCCGTAACTTCCCACCCTTTTCGGATCGCGTCTTTTGCCGGAACTGTACACGCTTTGCCTACTAGCCAGTTTTGGGCTATCATCGCGCATGATTGAAACCCAATGAAGTTTTGAGAACCATACCAAAGCAATTGGGACTCAGACATTCCCCCAACTTGGTAGCTCATCGGTACGCTCATCATGTCGATGCCATCCATCGTTCCATCTGCTGATCTGAACTCATCTGCTGTTTTTTGGAATGTATTAGCTATGACTTTGCGTAATGTTTTATTGTATGTCTTTTGGATATGGTCTGGAAATAAATCGCGCTTTTTTTTCTTCTTACCCATGATGATCCTTTATGATGCAACATTTTAGCACGGTTGAAAATTTAATCAAAATATAACACGCTTTCTTACAGGGGCATAAGTCATTACAAACGCATCGGCAATATTCGGGGATGGTATGCCGCGCTTTTTCATGTCGTCTTTGCTTTCGACCTTCACAAGCCCTCTTTTGCTCTCGTCTTTTAGTGGTGACGACAGCTCAGTTTTTAGTTTGTCTAAAAACTTACATTCTGATGATATGGATATTATATCATCCTCATTAAACGGCTCACCTTTCACGACTGCCTTATACGTTGCTAACATTCTATCCGATACGATCTGCCATGTTTGGGCTTTTAAGTTCTCAAAGTGATCTTTATTCTTTCTGTTCACCTTATATTCGCGTTCAGGATTTTTAACCGCATCCCCTGCGTCGAATTTAATATAAACGACGCTTTTGTTTTTTTCACTATTCAAACGCTTAAACGTACTACCTGCTGATGCCCCGACCCCGATACAGTCATAAATTAAATCTGCACCGATCTCATCAGCTTGGTTAAATGCTTTCTCCGCGCTTTGTTCAAGTTCGTCCTCTTTCGCTTTCCATTCTCTGATCTCGGTTGTGAGTATTCCATGTGTCGCTACGGTGGCGCAATAGTCGTTCCCAGCGTCGGCAATGTCGTATCCTAACGCCTTTTTGCCGCGAACATCTATGCCGAGTTTAATATGAGCATCGATACACGCCTCTATCCATGCCTTTTTAATGAACGCAAACTCGCTTTCTGATTTAGGGTATCCAAGATAGATATGGTTAAACACATCATCTTCCATCTCCTCTTTTTCTTTTTCGATGAGCTCCAATGCGCTTGCGGGCAAAAAAGGATTATCGTGGTAATTGATCTCTTGAACTAATGCGCCCTCGTTCCTATTGATTACAAAATTGTTATAGGCGAAATCGGTCTCTAAATTCGGGTTAAATACGATGATAACCATAGCTGTCTCTTTACGAAGCAGAACCGTCGGCTTGATGATTAGCCATTGCTCCTCTGTGAGCGTATGTCCTTCTTCGATCCACATGATATCTACATCATCGAGACCTTTGATCTGGTCGGTGTTGCGCTCCCACCCTAAAAAAAGAAACTCACTCCCGGTTGTTGTCTTTATGCTCGTATCGGTGAAATCAAAAAACGGTCTAAAATACTCGTCGTTAATGACTTTCTTTTTGATGACTGAGTATACGGATTGTTTAATATTTGCTTGGAATTTTCGGACACATGCTATTTTTAGCTTATATTTGGAAGCAAGGTAAATTAATATCCCTGCTGTGTCCTCAGTCTTAGAAGACGCACGACCGCCGTATAATACTTTTACTTTTGCTTTGATTTTCCAGAATTTCTTTAATTTTGGGTTTAGCTTCATTCGTCGTAAAAGTCGTCGAGCGATTTTGTAATAATAGTAACTTCGCCATCATGCCTTACTTTATCAGTAAACATAGCAAAATATTTCCCAATAAGCTCTAATGCTTTTAGTTTATCATGTGATCTAATTTCTTTTATTTCAGCCCAATCTTCCTTATCTTGCCCTTGCTTTTCAATTCTATTTTTAACTGAATGAATAGCCTTTGTGACTTCTTCTGGCAATTCTGTAATTGATTTTAATGTGCCATCTTCGCTATATAGGCTTGAAACATCAAAAAATGCAATCAAAGCTAATTCTTTAAGAACCTTATCTGCTGTTATTTCGGTTCTTTCTTGCTGTTTGCTTATTAATTCCTTGATATATCCTTGAATATTAGGTTTTGTTAAGTTTTCAGAACTGATTTCTTTTGCTGTTTTTTTGCTATAGCCTGATCGAATGGCAGCTTGTGTTCCATTAAAATCAATTAGATATTCTTCGCAAAATCTTTTTTGTTTCTCTGTTAATTGTTCTGCTGAATATGCCATTAGATTACCTTTTGCATTACGCATCTGCAACCATAGTGCATTGGAGGCATACGCAATTTTTCTTCATATGAAAAATCAAACATCCTATTGAAATTATTAAGATTTAATTTAGATAAAAAATTCACAATCCATTTAATCATCCCATCCCCCTAAAATAAAGTTGCATAGCATTTGCATTGCTTGATCGGTTTTCTAGTGCGCTGCTTTTTCTTTTTGCCTTTAAACTGCTCCCGCCCTATTGTTATAATGTTTGGAATGTCGCGCGGCTTATCTCTTGCGAATAGCTTGTCAATCGGCGCTATTAATCGAATGAGACGCCCCATATCTTCTGACGGTATAGATAGAGATAAGTCCTCGATATGGTCGATCATTTCGTCGTCGCATTCAAGCTCTGCCAATTTATGTTTTATGTCAACGAAATCCAAGTCTGTTTTTTTGTGAATAATCAGCAATATCCCGATAAGTGAAAGTGAATCATTAAAATCTGATGCTACATCATAAAATCGATTTAACGATGCTTTATTCACCTTTTCACCTTTTTAATAATCTCAAATCGACCGATAAATAAGGAGAGGTGAAAGCCCTTACTTTGTCGATCTATTTCAAATTATTGGCGGATAAACAAGGACTCGAACCTTGAAGCGTGTTACCGCGTCGATTTAGCAAACCGATGTCTTACCGTTAGACTATTTATCCATTTGAAAATACACCATATCTTCCGCTTGTAAATTATCAGATTGAGGGATACTAAATTTGCATATCTGCAAGATGTATTTTCAGTTCATATTATACCACTTTTAGGTTAATCTTACGCTGAATTTTTACTCTTGATTATTGATAAGTGCATCTTGAAACGCCATCCGCAACCCCAACCATTGTGCGTCTTTGCGCTCGATTGCCTTATCTTGTGCATCAAGCTGTCGGTTAAGCTTCTCGATGTGTTGCTGAAGTTTATATACCGTTGAATTGGCGATACCTAATCGTCTATTTAAGCTTTCATTCTCATTGTGTGCCTCTTGCAATTCGATCTCTAGTTCGTCAGCATAACCGCACATCATTTCTAATAATTTATCTTTTGTCATTTTATTTCCTCATTATAAATAGCTTTAACATCACGCAAACGAGGCAAATCAGTTTCGGGGATATAAGACTTGTTAAAGTCCTCCCACTTGTCTAATTGGCGTTGTCTGTTTGCAACATCGCTTACTGCCATGATAATATCATGCTCATACTCTTTATTTTTTGAAAAAATAATAGCCGAAAACATAACAGATATGATACAGATTCCTACTAGAACATATCTTGTTATCTCTAGCTCAAATATTCTTTCGTTTAATTCAGCTATTAGCTTATCGTCACCTTTCATTTCATCTCCTTTATAGTATCAATAACCTTATGCAGGTATTTTGTTGATTCCGATAGTACATAGTGATACTTCTGCATTTCTTCAATGCGTTCTTGTTGCTCTTGCTGTGAAAGTAGTTTGGCTTTCATTGCTGTAATTTGATGTTCGTTCATTCGGTAGACTTTGGCTTAAAATAATTAGTCCTTGGTTTTGTTGAGCAACATCTACATTGAGTAGGATAATAATTATGCTTCCATTTTTCATATTCGATACAATCTTCACATGTATAATGCTCTTGCGGCACATTAATCTGTTTTTCCAAATACCGGATATAATCGATATCGCTGATTCCATGGTCTAGCCATTGTTCTCGCATTTTATTCATCAGAAAGCCTTTCGTGCAATATGCCCAAGCTTATACTCACACCATGCTAGTACAGCTAACCAATGACGAATTGTTTTATTTTTGATTTTCATTTTTGTTTTCCTTCATCCATTTTTTAATAAACTCGACACCAAGATTAACGCATTGCGCCATAGGCATCTTAAGCTCTTTGCTAACGTCTTTTGTGTTTTGAATTCTTTAATGTTGCTTTTCCTTTTAGCGTCTTATAGTATCTGCTCTTTTGTTCATCAACTTTTTCTTTATTTAGTTGCCTATACTGTTTCTTATAACACAATATACGCTGTTTATTATCTTGATGATATTTAGCCAATTTTACTTTATTTAATTCATAATATATTTTCATTTTGTCTGATATTTTTTCTTTATTTTTTTCCTTATACTCTTTTTTACTGAAATCTATCCAACATATCAAACGGATGTTTATCGTATTCGTAATCTTCCAGCATACAATCGTAATCATCAACGTATCTGTTTATGTTGTTATCCGATTCTTCAATCGCTTCTTCGTCGGTGTAGTTTCCTATCCAACGCTTACACCCACGGCGATGCAAGCAAGTGTTTTCGTTTATGCAGTATAGATAGTCTATTCGCATTTTATCCCCAAATATTCGCATATAATTTCTTTGGCTTCATCGAATGAATAGCACACTACACACATATATCCGCTTGACGATAGTGCGGCTATCCATTCGCGCTGATTTTGAGATACTTTACCTTTTGCGCTCTTTAGTTCAATAAAAAGCCCATGAGCGTGTATTGATGGGTATGCTAGGAAAATATCAGGCACACCACTTTTTACCCCTTCGGCTTTCAATTTGTTAGCAGTAACGATATTGCGCTGTCCTCCATTTGGGATTGCAAACATCATAGATAATGGCGCATACTTTCCTGATTGAACTTTCGCCCACTCGAATAGCTTTTTTTGCTCGTAGTGTTCAGTTTGTTTCATTTTGCCATTCCTTAAATAATTTATTTGCGATCTCTATCTGCATATCTTTTGGATACGCTTTGTGAAACATCATAGCATCGAATCCGTGGGGGCTATATTTCCCTCGGTGATGATCGGGGCATAGTGGCACTATCATATATTCCCATTTTCTTGGTGTGCTATGTAGTATGCTTTGAGGGCTTCGTAAATTAGTTTATACTCAGCTTTGTTTTTGTATGCAGATATTGTGTTTCGGTGGAGACCGTAGAAGTCTCCGATAGATTGGTTTGATATTAATATTTTTGACATATCAGCCGTTGCCGTTGCCGTAGCCGTTGCCGTTGCCGTCGCCGTCGCCGTAGCCGTCGCCGTAGCCGTTGCCGTCGCCGTCGCCGTAGCCGTAGCCGTTGCCGTAGCCGTGGCCGTTGCCGTTGCCGTGGC